TGCAAGATTATTAAGACCCCAACTTAATGACTTTGTGCCTCGTGTGGAGGTCTCTGGGATCTTTTTGATATAGAAGTTAGTGTTATCATAAGCCAATAAAAAAACTCGTTTAAGGTCTTCTGAGTGATGATTGGCTTTTAGTATTTCTACCTTTGCGTTAGTAGATGGTTCATTTGCTAATTCATTCAAGATATTTAAAACGCTCATATTTCACCTATAACATTAATTGACTATATACTAATATTATACTACAAATTTACCTAAATCAAACATTAGTTTTACCCAAGATAATCATCTAATCTACCTGCATGGATTATTCTCAATTTAGGTAACTTATAATCATTCTTAGTTATTATTTTACGACAATTAGATGCTCCACAATTACATGTCATATTCATATACCATACATATGTCATTATTATTCCATAATCTATGGTAATTTCTTCCTCAACTTCAATATTTCTACGAGCAACAGTTGACCATTCTTGATTTAAACTATTATAGGTATTTGGATTACAAGAATGATTTGTATATTTATCTGGTCCAAAATCTAGAGCCCATAAATTTTCTTTTACTTTATATGAATACTTAATAAAATAATTTTTAGTTTTATAATCCATTATTTGGATTTGTTCTTTGGTATAATATTTTCTAGTAGGATTTTCTTCATCTTCCCACCAAATAATCTCATCCTTTAATATTTTTTCTTTTGCAAACAATCCTTTACCATTTATTTCACTATCTCTAACTTCAACTTTTTCTGATATCATTACATACGATTTTTATATTTAGATTTAATTTCTGGTAAATTTATATCATTTTCAGTAATTGTTCCACGACAGTTAGGATCTCCACAAGAACAATCAAACGGAGTATGCCATACCACGCATTGGATAACCCCATAATCAGTGGTAATTTCTGTATCAATCTCAATATCTCTACGAGCAATATCCATTGGAGTACCATCGTTTGCACTCCAACAGTTTGCATTACAAGAATGATTCATAAATTTTGCTATGGATGTGTCACAAATTACGATAGTAGGATTTACTCTGTAAGCAATTTTATATACCTCATCCCGTTGTTCTTTTGGTAATGAACTAATATTTTCTATTCGGTATACTTTTATATCATTAGTATTCCACCAAATAGGTTCGTCCTTTAATATTTTTTCTTTTGCAAATAATCCCTTACCATTTATTTCACTATCTCTAACTTCAACTTTTTTGTTAATCACTATTATTCTCCAATTTTTTTAATTCTTCAATTTCATCTTTAACATCTTTTTTTAATTTATTAAACGTAATCGTATGATTATTAATAAATTCCCTATATTGTTTTAAATCTTCAAATACTAAATTAATTGGCGCCCCGCTATCCATATCTTTTATGTAAACTACAATAGTTCCACTGTCTTTTTCAACTTGTACTCCAATATAAGATTTCCACCAATAATTTACAAATTGTTCAATATGGTCAGTAGCTCTCATTATTGCATATATAGTAATTGCAAGGGTTAATACATCTAAAAATCCTGTGGACATTAAATATTCTCCTGATAAAATGCTTTACAGTTATTATTATGCCATCCACTATCTATTTACAAACCTTCTTTGTAGAATGCTTTAATGAATGCGCCGCATATATCCGATCTAACACAATCATCTGGGCCAAATTCTACAATAGAGGTGTTAATAATTTCATATTTATATATTATGTCGCAAAATTTTCCTAGACCAGAGCTACCGTCAAATAAATCGGACTGGGATGCGTCGGCCATAAACACCATGAGTGATTTTTGGCCGATTCTAGTGCTGATCACTTTTAATTCTTCGATTGTTAGATTTTGTGCTTCATCTACAAGAATAACTGCATTATCCCACGATCTTCCTCTAATTACTTCAAGAGGAACCATTTCTATATTTCCTTTTTTAAGTGCACAATCAAATGCACCAGGACCCATCACTAATTTCATATTTGACGTTAATGGTGCTAACCATGGACCCATTTTATCATCGATAGTTCCTGGAAAAAATCCTACAGATTTTCCTACTGGAATATTTGATCTAGTTAAAATAACTTTATCAATTCGATTGTGTACTAATTCATTTGCTGCATATGCAGCAGCCATAAAAGTTTTTCCAGTTCCAGCAGGTCCTAAACAAATTACTACAGAAACAGTTTTTAGTGCATTAAGATAATGTGATTGCACTTCATTTCGAGGTTTTATATAAAACTCTCGTTTTTCATCTTGGAATTTTTCTTTAATTACTCTTTCTTCGGATTTAGGTTTTCTGTTGCGACGTTCTGACATTGATTAGTTCCTTTTGGGTTCCAAGTATTAACATTAATCAATTTTTTCATCTCATCTTTTTTAGTTTTTCTTTTTGCCGTAATTTTTTCTGGAAAAATAATAGGATGTGTGCCAGTCTTTAAATATTCTCCTGTTAGTTGTAACCATTCAATACTATATCCTGCTCTTTCAATTTTTCCTAGAATAGTATTGCAGGTCATACATAATATACCTCTCACTAATTTTGATTTATGAGAATGATCAATATGTCTATTTGTGTTTTTTTCATGTTCAAGGGGTTTAGAACAAATCTTACATTTATAATTTTGTTCTTCCAATAACTTAGTTCTTAAAATATTTTTATCTTTTGGACGTAAATATTTATTGTCTTTTAATAATTCTTCTAATAATTTCTCTTGCATAAAAAAATACCCTATATATTGTTCTCACCACATATAGAGTATTTATATAACTAAGCAGAGAGTTAGAATTTAGCGCGGATAGATTGTTCTTCCATAACTACATATTTTTTTAATGGACTTTTACCTTTCCAGTTTAACATCCACATTGCATTATTATTTAATGGTAAACATACATGGTCGCCAGGTACAATACGACTACATTCATTTCCAACAGATACTACAATACCATCAAAAGGAACAGCGTCTTTATTATGTTCCATATCATAATTTTTTGGTGCTGGTATAACTACACCCCCTGCAGTTTTTCTTTCTTTTAAAAAAGGAAGAGAATGAGATACATCTACTATAACAAAATTAACTAAAGCTGCTGGTCCATTTTCACTATAATAAGATATTATCTCTTCAACACTTTCTTCAATTTTTCCAATTTCATCTAATGGATTACTCATATTTTTCCTTATATTAATTGATTGTTCACTCTAGTTAATGTTGATATTTTAAAAGATCTCCATCCATTTATATCTAAATCCCAAACAACTACTAAATCTTGACTCTGAGATAATCTTTCAATTGATTCATTAGCAAATTGTTTAGGTGGAACAAGTTGAGGATTGAGAGTAGCATTCATTGTTCTGCTAGAACCGTCTGCTTTTCGAAATTCAATAGATAATACTCCAGATCTCAATTTATTAATAATATTATCCCGCTTTTCACTCATAAGTTCATTATGAGTTTTTGCAGTTACTACAATTTCTTCAGTGGGTTCAATAGTTTCAACTGGTTCAACAATTTCTTCTACTACCTTAACTTTAGTTTTTCTTGGTTTTTTCTCAGCCACTTTATACCTCGCTTATATGAAACACTTCTATTTTTGCTTGTTTTAAAATTTTATCCCAAGTTGGTTCTGATCTATGATATAATACATTATAAATTAATCGTTTAATTCCACTCTGAGAGATTGCTTTTGCACAATTTGAACATGGACTTAATGTTGTATACATTGTTGCCCCATCAATTGCAATTCCATGACGTGCAGCAAATAAAATTGCGTTTAATTCAGCATGAATTTCATTTTTTAATGACCATTCACGATGCTCAATTTTACCCTGTTCATTTAATTTAAGTTCTAATTTATTACTAGATACTAGTTGAGGTCTTCCAAATAATTCTGGACGAATATCTTCATTAAAATGATCACAACAATTTAATTGACCTACTGGTGAACCATTTATACCAGTGGATATAATTCTATTATCTTTTACAATAATTGCACCTACTTTATGAGAAACGCATTTGCTTTCCTCAGCCATTACTAGTGCCATTTTCATAAAGGTATTTGATTTCATAATTTATTATATCATGGTTTTTTTCAATACAAACATTAATTAAGAATTAGGTCCATTGTATTCACATACCCCACCTGCACATGCTAATTCTTGTGTGCCAGTAGTAGTATCTTCTTTTTCATATAAATTAAGATCTTCCCAATTTACACTTAGGGGCATTTTTGATAATAATTCATCAAATTCTTCTTTGGTAATTTTTTCATATGGAGCCTGTGGATATATATTATTATCCATTGGTAAAAAACTAATACCAGAAATAATATCAAAGTTATCCCATACCCATTGACCTACACCTAAAAATTCATCATCTTTATAATTAATAGTTACAGATGGTTTATGTTCACACCAATGCTCAGCATAAATTTTCCAGTGTTCTAATTGTTGGATTGCATTTCTTGATTCAGTTGTAGAACTTCCTACGGGGGCCTCAATTGGGAATGAAAATACTAAATTACTAGAATTTGGCATTACATCATTTTCATAAGGGAACCCTTTATCAGACATCATTTTTGCTAATGGATCTTTAATATCTGCACGAACTCTTCGAATATAATATTGAGAATGTCTATCATGAATTCCAGAAGCAGTATCAGTTAGTTGAGAAACTGTCCCCGAAGGTTTTACACAGGTGATTGCAGTTGCTTGATTAATTTTAAATAATTTTGCATATTCTTTATTAGTATCAATAGAAACCTGTCTTAATTCATTTAACCAAAATTTTAATTCAGAATAATTTGTGTTTTCATCAACAGATTTATCGAATGATCCAGACAATACAGGATGATCCATGATTCCAGTCATTGATACTCCTAATAGGGCTTCTTCTTCAATATTTTTTTTCCATACACTTCTTAAATAAGGAAGCTCAGTTAATGTGGCTTGCATGGTTCCTATAATTGTCGCCACCCTAACTTTATCTTTGAGTGATGGTAATGTATCATCTGCACGAACAATAACTTCAGAAAGATTACAGAACTGATTAGGTCGTAATATAATTTCTGAACATGGGTTAATTCCAAACTCCCATTCCCACTCTCTTCTACCATTCTTAGCTGCTTGGTTTTGTAATGCAACTCTATTAATAATACCACGTTCACCTGATTGAGATTCAAATAAAGAAAACCATTCTTTTGTAAACTGTTGGAAGGCCGGTTTTTCGGTGTAACATGCAGAATTATTTGCTAATCTTCGTTGTGGTTCGAAATCCCAAAATCTACCTTTTTTTGCATCTCTCATTCTATCATCTGATAAATTGGACAATGATATAAGTGCAGATCTTCTGACTCCACCTACAACCACAATATCAGCAATCTTACACATAATATCATGACATTCAAGAGAATTTAGTTTTCTTCCAATTGCATTTCTGAAAATATTTACAGTAAATTTAAATAATGCATCTAAAGGTTCTGGACCAGATGCTCTACCACCAAAAGTTTTTAATCTAGCTCCTGCAGGTCTTACTAAAGACAAATCCCATTTAGGAATTTGTCCGGCATATAACATTGCAATTAATTCTCTATATGCTTTTGACCAACCTTTTTTTGAATCGCCAACATGAATAATTGTATCAGTAGTATGCATTTCTTCAGATACTTCTGGGAGTTTATTAATATATTGGCGCTCAACAGAAAATCCAAGTCCAGTTCCATTCATAAGAATAAACATTGTTTCATCAAATGCCCGTGGATGGTCTACAACAATATAAGAACAATTATACCCGGCAATATTAGATTTTTCTAATGCTTCACCTGCCGTCATTAAACATCGCATAGATGGCATTACTTTTAAATTAAGTATAGCTTCCCTTAATTCTTTCCAAGTTTTTTCTTTTACTTCGATATCTTTTAATTGTGTATTTTTGAAAAAGTTAATATATCTATCAACAGTTTCTTCCCAAGTCTCTCTACGACCTTTATCCTCGAGCCACCGAGCATAACGAGAAAGAGCAATAAAATGAGAATACTGCGGGTTGCTAGTGCTAGCAAAATAATCAAGATTAGACATCTATATTCCTTAAACTGATTTTAAATTATCTTTACCATCTGGATTTGATGGTATAACGGTTTTTTTCTGAGCAGCCTGATCTAAACTTACTTTATAAGTAGATACTTCAGGAGGTTGTAATGTTTTCAAATACTTATCCAACTCAGGATATGCTAATACAATTTCCTCATCAGCGAGACTTAATATATTGAATTTCGAAAATTTAGCTTCAAAATCTTTATATAATCTTTTACCAATTCGTCTTGCTTTTTCAATTCTTGCTCTAAATTGTATAGTTTTTGCTTGTACTGCAATTTCAATAAGAGGATCCAATGCTATCATAGTTTGAAATTGGTTAGTATTAATAAAATCTGCTACGTTTTTTAAAACTCCATCTAATTCAACATCAGTTAATGATGATAACTTTGTACCATCATGATGATCAAAGATAGAATCTTGTTTTGATACAGGAGGTTTAATTGGGTTACCGAAAGAATCAAACTTAACAGAAGTAGATTGGGATCCTTTTGAGGATCCCTTTCTATTAGCAAGTTTTTTTGGGAAAGATTTAGTAGAATCCATAATTTAATACCTTATTATGGTATATTTATATTAAGATTTTTCTAAACTTTCAAAGAAGTCATCTAGGTTTTCTTCGTCATTTGCTACATTAGACATTGATAATATTGATGAACTTACATGTTCAACTTGAGAAATGTCTTCAATATCATTATCATATTCAAATGTCTCAACAGTTGCTGGACGAATTGGTGCGCTTCCACCAAGTACCTTTTTAACTTTAGCTTCAAGATCTTTATATGATTTAAATTTATCAGTTGATGCAATTGGTTTTAATGCGTGCATAGAATTAAAGACTGCTTTTAACTTTTCTTCATCGCCATCATATAGCTCTGATACTGAACCAAATTTAGATTTATCATAATTTGCTTGACCGCTAATTTTTTCAACTTTCAACATGAAATTAGCACCTTCAAATACATCAGTCACGTCAATAGGTTTTTCTCCATCAAATTCAGGATTACCCATTGCAACGATTTTCTTCATGATCTTATCACCGAAACGGAATTTGAATACTTTACCTTCAGTTTCTGGGTTTGCTTTATCTTGTAAAATAATAATATTAGCCCAATAAGATAATTTACGTTTACGATCACTTGCTAATTTTTTATTTGATTCAAGTCCAGATTGCCATAGCTCACTATTAGCTTCACACTGTGGACATTTCTCATTAATGGTTGTTGGGCAATTTTCAATATACCATTGACCATTGTGTTTATATCCATGATTATAAATCTTAACAAAAGGAACGTCTTCGTCACCTTCATCTTTAGCTGGCAAAAATCTAAACATTGCTGACCCATTTCCTGCAGGGTCTTTAGTAACTGTCCATTCATTTGGATCTGCTTCAAAATTATTTTTCTTTCCAGCAATTGCATCTAATTTTGCAAGGAATGCTGTTGATTCAGTTTTGCTTTTTTTCTTAAACATCGTATGTCTCCAGATTTCTATTTAAACTATTTAATTTCCAGTTATTTTTAAACTGTAATAGTAATTATATCATAATTCATCATTAATACAAACATTATTTGCACGTTTAATAACATCTTTGATTAAGTCTTTATTAATTAAAAATAATTTTTTATAATTTAAAAGTTTAGACTTTACTGTAGGTAATAATATATCATCAGTAGGCAATATTAATAGGTTTGTCAAACTATCAATACAGATTACTGTTTCTGGAGATATATATTGTTTTAAATACATTTTTAAAATTCTATCACTAGATAAGAGGGTTTGTAACGATATATTATTCATCATACAATACTTTATAATATTTTCAAAATCTTTTATTAATATTCGATCTAAATTACTTAATCTATATTTGATTGAATGTAATAATGATTTATGATCTAATGACATTAAATTATTAGAATCATTTAATTCATTTTCAATTAATATTAATATTATATCATTAGAGGAGTATTTTTCAGACAAAGTTTTTGCAGCAAAATATACTCTATTTTTTATTGTAGGTTCTTTAATACTTTGCAAGAGAGACATAGTAACATTAAATGTACTATTTAATTTGAAATGAGTTTTTATTGACATATAAAGAACATAAGTTCCAAAGATATTAATTTTAGAACTTATGTCAATATTTTTTAAGGTTAAACAATTATTTAATGAAGGCATTTAATGAAGCAGAAGATTTTTTATTCGACTTAATGAGATTTGATTTAACACTTTCGTTATACAATTTCTCTTTTAAAGTAGGATTTATTAATTTAGATACTTGCTTAATTTCTAAATCATGTTCTTCTGCATATAATAAACATGCTTCTAAATATGTAATACCCGGAGTTGATTTTACAAGTTTTTCAATTGCAATTGATGCTTCTAATTTATTATTCATTCTTTAAATACTTTTTCATATAATTCAATTAAAGCTTCATTTTTTACTGCTACTTCATCTTTATTTTGTTTATGGTACATTTTTGCAAGATCGGTAAATTGTTTTTTAGGAATTTCTACTGAAGTAATAAGTGTATCATAAATATCGGCTTTATGATCTTTTTCTGCTTCATCTCTTAATTTAGAACCTGACCATTCTCTACATGCATCTTGAAGTTTTAATCTATCATCCTCAGATGCTAAAGAAATATCAAAAGTGGTAATTTTTTTCTTAGCCATTAGTTACTCCGTTGGGTTTAGTTTATTAAAAATAAAAGCAATACAAAATCCCCAATATAATAATAGTGCAACCTTAACTCCAGGATGTAAATTAATTGGGTTAAATTCTGGGGCCGCTGTAATAAAATATATTATTACCATTGGTAGTATATAAAACAAAACAACCACAGTTAATAAATTAACCATGGTTGGAATATATTTTTCTAATTTTTCTAATTTCATAATTATCCTATTAATGATTTGAACCAATTTCCGATTTTTCTGCAAATACTACTTGATTCAATTTCTTCAATTGATCCTTGGATATTACTTCTTTCCAATTCTTCAATTACTTCATATCGACAAGTACGACCTTTTGCATTATTATAATCTATAGGAATACTTACTACATCTTTTGGATTAATTTTCAAAACCATTACTCGAGAACTATGAGTATCACCAAAGTATGGTAGATAACCTTTCGAGCAGAAATGTAAACCAGAAGAACAAGTTTGTTCACGGTTTAATTCTACATTCTCACGAGGCATTTCGCAAACTTGTCCAATTTTATTTGAAAAAGTACCGCTATGAATATCTGTATAATTATCACAAACTTTCTTATATGCAATAAAACAACCATCTTCAGTGATAGGTAATTCATTATGCACTAAGAAACGATACATATCATTAATGGATTCAATATTTGGATTTTGATATAAGTTATCAATAAATTTAATCATTGGACGAATATCTTCATTTTCATTTAACAATTTGCAAAGACGTTCAAACAAACGATCATCCACAGAATACTCTACTCCGTTAGAACAAACACATAATACTCCATGTTTGGTAAAAATTTTACCATTTAGGAAAGAAATATTTTTTTGCCCTGAAGTAAGTTCATTTCTCAATGCACATAAATCATTTGCAATTAATGCTTTACAGATTGCTTCAAAGTTTTCTTTTGTTTTTGGATAAGAATACATTTCACCATCCAAAGCAAATGAAACATTTTGAGAAGTAATAGTATAATTGATTTCATCTTCAATTTCTTCATCACCATTACAACCAACGCAATCATCATCAGTACATAATTCTAATGTATCTGCATCATATTCTTCTTCATACCAATGACCACATTCTTCACAACATTCGTCACCAGCATACATTTCAGCGCCACATTCACCACAATAATTACTCATTATATTTTCCTCATGCTTTCGCGGTTAAGTAAATTTTTAATTCTTGAACAATTTTATCAATATTTCCATACGTAGGTAATAAACTTAATAATGGATATTTAGTTTTTACATTATCGGATAATTCAACTAAGTCTTTTATTTTTTTATCAGTTGATTCTTTTATTTTATTTAAATCATCTGCTGGTATAAATGACCAACCAAGTCTAATTCCAGCATCAGATGGAATATCTTCAAGGGTTATATGGTTATTAATACCTTCAACCAATGATTTAATATCACCAAATTCTGCAAAATGAACCAGATGATTAAAATTAATAGGTAAAGAATCTTTAAGCTCTTTAATTGCTCGAGCATGGTGTATTTTTTTCGCACGACTTAATTTAGTCTTCATTGCATTTTCAATGAAAGGAATTATATACACCCAATCTTTATCATTCTTAATTTTATTATACTCTGATTTATTAAGAATATAAACATTATTATGAACTTTAGTTAACCCATCTATAATTTCCATCAAACTTCTTATTTTTCCAAAATCTCTATTTGGATTATAATTATTATGTTGGAGTAATTCAGTATGCCAGAAAAATTTAACTCCTGCTGGTAAATCTTTTTTCATTACTTTAATAAATTTATCAGCATTTTTTTCACTGTAACTACTAGAGCGACGATTTAATGTTATATTAGTATATCTGTATAAATGTAAATCATATCCACCTTTTATTCTATTAATTTTTTCTCTAACTACATCTAAGGTAGAAATAGTTTGTAAAGTAATACCGGGCACAAAATCATAAATTTTTTGAAAGAATGAAATTGATAATTTAGATTTATTTGGAACTTTTGTAGTATAACTATGAGCTCCACCAGCGGAAAGTTTAATATCTTGATCCGCTTTATCGATAATAATTGCTTGTTCAATATTATTTTGTTTCATCCACAATCTAACAGATGGAATCCCACTACGTCCCATATCATTAACAAAGTATGGTACATTGAAAATTTCAATCATTTGCTCATATTCATCTTTAACAATAGTTTTTGCTCGACGGGAGCGAGTCCTTAATGTAATAGATTTAAACTTATCATCTAAATCTGCTTTCATAATATTAATTTTTGGGTAAGATACTCCATTAATAGTAACGTTTTCTACTTTTTCTAAAGAAATGTCGGTACCATATTTTTGAGCAAGTACACAAAAATCAAAATAAGTTTTTGCATTAGTTAATAAAAACTCTGCACAATCATCTTCAAAACGATCCATAACTTTTTGGATATATTCTGCACAAGATTTTCTTGTAAATTCATCATATTCAAGTGTTTCACGACCTGCAGTAAATGATACAGAACCCATTGGAAAGAAAATATCTACAGTTCTACGACGCATAAAAGTTTCTTGTGCATCAGAAAGTTGCAATTTATCTGTATCAATTTTATATGCAACTACACCTTGAATTGCATATGAATTATACCAACGTTGTCCATTTTGAGATTTTTGAACAACTGCATATAATTCGTTCTTAAAGATATATTCTTTAGGAGTATTAATTATTTTTACTTGTGCATCAGTTACTCCAACAATTACTGGTTTAACATTAAAATAACGATAAACATTTACTGCAGATTCTTCAAATTTTCTAATGTCCCAAGAATTATCAGGTGAAACTGGAACTTGTACTTTAATACCATTTGGTTGATTTGGCATTTTGGTAGATGATAAAGTAAAGATTTGAGGTGTGCCATCACTTTCCACAACCAAAGAATAAATTGTACGAACACCTTTAAATGTAGAAGTTACATTAAAAGTATCTGTATAAGAAAATGGGGATTTAGAACCTAAACCTAAAGCACCAATAAAATCATTTGATTCTGATTTTGTTGATTCAAAATAAGTTGTATAAAGATTATGGATATCATGATCTGATAAACCAACTCCAAAATCCTCTACAGAGAACCATGGTTCGGTTTTATTTGGAAGGTGTACGATGAAGGGTTCATTAGGTTTGCCTGCAGCAATATGACTATCAAGTGCATTACATGATAATTCACGAACTACTGCAAGAATTTTATCTTGATAAATACCGCTAGAAAGAATTTTAAATGCTTTACCTGAAGCATTTACTTTAAACTCACCTGTCGCTTGGCGACGTGATTGTAAAGTGGATTCTGCAACAGCTAATTTCATAATTTATGCCTCAATTCAATTTGGTATATTAATATTATACCATAAATAGGCATATTTTAAACATTGTTTTTACCTAAAAATCATTAATATCACCGGATAAGCTAGATAACCCTGATTTTATCAAATATGGGTAAATTTTAGATCTAGATGGGTGTATATCCTTTTTACCTATAAATTCTGACATGATTAAGTCTTCATATTCTTGGGGAATATTACATAGATCTAAAAGTTTTTCATTATGCTTAAATCGTTCTAACATTAACTCATTACAATATTCTTCTGGTTTTTTCATAATCCATCGTTCTGCTTCTACTTCACCAATACTTTTTTGTCTGGTCTTTGTAATAACGGCATCCTGGGGCGACCTGATGTTCGCTATCGCATCTTTCTTGTCACCCTTAATAATCTTATAAAGTAAAACTGCATGTGGACCACCGTGTTTAGGATGGACGTAGCCACCTGCCTGACTTGACCATTGTTTTACATTTTTAAATTTTTGTAATTGAGACCAGTCACTATCAGAACTTACCAATAAAATATTTTCATACTTTGAACTAAAATTCTTTGATAATACTCCAGCAATATCATCTGCCTCGCATCGAGGTAGTTCCATGACAATATATGGAAAATAATTTATCAATGCGTCTTTAAGTATATCAATACCTTTATAAATAATAGGAAAGTCTAAAGAACTTTTGTCTCGAGCAAGCTTCCTATTTCCTTTATAATATGGAGCAATATCTTTTCTCCAGTAATTTTGAGAATCAACTGCTATAACAATTGTAGGATAAACATCTTTAAATTTTTTAGTTATATTTTTTATAGTGTTTAACCCCAATTTATGAATTAATTCAGGAGTATATGATTCTCCTTTTTTAAAGGTCATACTTGTAGCACTAATAATAATTTGACTAAGATCAATTATCATTAATCCTTTTTGTTTTGACAAACTGGTCTTATCTTCTTTAGATGTGTCTACAAAATCTAATAATGTCATTTTCTTGTCCTTATTTTGACTATAAATATAATTATAACATAGAAAGCCCTTACTTTAAACAAAGGATTATATCCAATGGCTAAAAAACCATTAACTGCCGAAGAAGGTTTTGACGGTAATAATAAACCATTTATCAATCTAGGAATGAATCCAATTCCAGATGATAATGATGCTGTCAGCCATATTTATTGGGAGAATAGTACTCCAGGTTTACCATACAAAAATGATGTCGAGTATACTGCTGGACGAATCGTATTAAGTGATAATATCTTATACCAATGTTTATCTACTACTATCGGTAATGCTCCTCCTAATGCAACCTTTTGGGGTATGCAAATTAATATGGACGGTCCTGATCCTGATTTAATAACTAGAAATAAAACTTCATTAGTAAATGCTATTAATGAAGTTGCAGCTAATTCTGGTATTAATGGTACAGTTAAAGTTAGATCATTTAATTTAATTGGAGTTACTAGTAATCCGGCAATAGCCCCTGTTGGAACAGAAGGTGAAGCACCTGAAACTAGATGGCCATATAGTAAAGGGGAATGTTATATAGTTTTAGATTCAGGAAATGGGTTTGGTGCTGGGCCTTGGTCATCATTTCCTGCAGGTACTATTGTTGAATATAATGCTGATTCCTATACAACTAATGAAGTAGGGGGTTACTCACTTTGGTATACTAGAATTGGAAATGCAAAAAAAGGAGATAAGTTTTTAGTTGGAGCATTAAAACCTATTACTGCCGTTACTACAAATGCTACTTATAATGGGACTTTAAGTGCAACCCCATTTTATGGTCAATTTGATTTATATGATGTTGTAGTTTGGGATGGAACTAATGTTGTTGTCGATAATAGTTGGAGAACGGACCCTGAAGATGATATTATATCTAATCCTACTCCAATTGGTACAACTTTTGAATTATGCGATTCTAAATCACATTATTTTGGTACTAAAGTTAGATGGTTGGATTATTATCAACGATATGAAATAATTCCACCTAGTGGTTCTCAAATTGAAGTATTATCTATGAATTATATTGGAGCATTTACAGCTTCTTTTGTAAGTAGTAATTTTGTTCCATTTTCTACTTGTGCATTTGTTTTACCTGGTGGAACTGGGGAGTTTACTGGTAAATCCGGGTATTTAATGACATGGGATGGAACAAACTGGACTGAAAAATTTTTGATGACAAGTTATTTACCTATTTTTGAAACTAACCCAATTCAAATGTTTGACAGCTTTACTAGTAAATTATACTCATTTGATCCTGATATTGGTAGATGGTCAGATAATTATATCTATATTAATACTCCAGGATTACATAACCAAGTATATGAGTCAACTGTACCTTTTAGTAATAGTTATAGATCAAACTACAAAATGAAAGTGGTGGATTTTTATAGTTTAGGAAATATTAATTATGATCATGGCGCTGAATATACAATAGAAGCTACATATGGAAAATCTGGACTTTGGTATCAATGGGTTAAAACTGGAGGAACATTATCTAGTTTAGTCAGACCTAATGGAAATAATACCAATAATACAAACCAATACTTAACCGGATTAAATGTTATTAGTAGTACCGGAGGGGGCGATGCTGATGATAATGAGTTATTCGGTCAAGGAAACCTACCCGCTCAAATATCTAAATTGGCAGTTAATATTGATGATCAAACAATAAAAATTAATTCTTCAAATAAATTATATGCAAATATTGGAGATTTAATTAGAGGAGCAAATTTAGTTAGTGCTGTAACAACTGCACCACCTAATATTGGTTGGAATGGTGTTGGTGATCCACTAAAGGCAAATTATACATTCATTGTTGGTGATTC